AGAGAGAGGATAAGTAATTGGAAGTAATACAAAACAAAGCATTGGTTTTAAACACAAAGACCCCGCACTTAGTCACAGAAAAAATACTTAAGAGCAAAGTAATTTCTAAAAGTAACGGGGTGTATGGGGTGGCAGTGCATTGGGGTTTAGAAGAAGCACAACAATTGTGCAAGCTAAAGGTGCTAGACGTACCTTCCCCAATTAATAGGGACTACAAATGGACGGGCAAACTTACTCCCTTCAAACACCAGGAAGTTACTTCCTCATTCCTAACCCTCAATAAAAAAGCTTTTTGTTTCAACGAACAAGGCACGGGTAAGACGGCCTCCGTGATATGGGCAGCCGATTACTTGCTTACCAAGGGCTACATTAAACGAATACTAGTGTTGTGCCCGCTATCTATAATGAAGTCTGCGTGGCAACAAGATCTGTTTAAGTTTGCTATGCATCGCAGCTGCTCTGTAGCACACGGCACAGCAACTCAGCGTAAGAAAATACTGGCCGCTGATTCGGAGTTTGTAATTATAAACTTTGATGGCTTGGCAGTTATCAAAGATGAGGTTATGGCTGGGGGTTTTGACATGGTCGTAGTGGATGAGGCCAACGCATACAAAAATGCCCAGACTAATAGATGGAAAGTACTGCGGGACATTGTAGCTAAGACCCCGTGGTTGTGGATGTTAACAGGCACACCGGCAGCACAATCCCCCGTCGATGCCTTTGGTTTAGCCAAGCTAGTCAACCCAGATAATACACCCACCTACTTTGGTAGGTTTAGGGATGATGTAATGTACAAGGTAACTCAGTATAAGTGGGCTCCTAAGCCCGATGCACAGCAGACGGTACACAGGGTTCTTCAGCCAGCTATACGGTTTGAAAGGTCACAGTGCCTCGATTTGCCCCCTCTCACCTACACCGAACGGGAAGCCCCACTTAGTCCTCAGCAAAACAAGTACTATCAAAAGCTTAGGAAGGACATGGTTCTAGAAGCTGCTGGGGAGGAAGTCAGTGCCGTGAACGCGGCTACTCAACTGAACAAGCTATTGCAAATATCAGGCGGGGCCGTGTACACCGATGAGGGGGGTGTCTTAGAGTTTGATGTTAGCAACAGACTGCAAGTGATACTGGAAGTAATAGAAGAATCCACCAACAAAGTTTTGGTCTTTGTGCCATATACCCACACTATAACTTTACTGTCGGAGTTCTTAAGTAAGAAAAAAATACCCAGTGCCGTTATCAATGGGAAGGTTACGTTGAATAAACGCAGTGAAATAATTTCTCAGTTCCAGAAGGAAACAGACCCCCGTGTCTTAGTCATTCAACCACAAGCTGCATCACACGGGCTTACCCTTACGGCAGCGGACACAATAATCTGGTACTCACCAGTCACTAGCGTGGAGACATACCTCCAAGCCAATGCACGGATAAATAGACCAGGGCAAAAACACCCTATGACGGTGGTCCATATAGAAGGAAGTCCGGTAGAAGCTAAGCTTTATCAAATGCTACAAGGCAACATAGTCAACCACCACAAAATAATTGACCTATACCGACAAGAAATAAGTGAGTAGTGTTGACTTTGTCAAACAGAGTGGTATTCTTCTTAGCCCTATCACTAAAACAACGGAATACACCGATGCCTAATGATGCCCCTAGCGTAGATGGACTGGTCAAAGTCTATATAAAGATACGTCAAGCTATTAAAGACAAAGAAGAAGAGCACAAGCTAAAAGTTGCAGACCTGAAAGCACAATTTAAGCTAGTGTCTGATGAATTACTAGAGCACTGCAAGACTAACAACAGCGAGGCTGTACGCACAGAGTTTGGTACGTTCTACCGTACCGTCCGAACTAAGTACTGGACTAGCGATTGGGCTGCTTTGTACGACTTTATTCAAGTTAACGATGCCGCACACCTTCTAGAGAAGCGAATCAACACCCGTTCAATGGAAGAATTCTTAACCGAAAACCCAGACTTATTACCCATAGGGCTTCACTCTGATAAAGCCTATACCGTACAAGTTAGAAAACCCAACACTAAATAAGGAGTACAGCATGAGTACTAGCATATCTATTTTTGAGCAGGACGACATAGTAGTAGGGGCTGACAGAGCCCCTAGCGCGTTGTCTAAAGAACTAGCAAAAGGCGGCAGTGGTATAGGCAGTAGGCGCATACAGACCAACACCAACGGTACTTTTAAACGCCTCGTTAACGGGGAACAAATAGGGGATGCTTTGCGCGGTGAGATAAACGTCCTGATTCTATGGGCGCTATCCAGTGTGTCTCGCATCTACTACAAAGAAAAGTACGATGCCAACAAAGACGCAACGCTACCTAACTGCTGGTCTAACATGGGTGATAAGCCAGAGGAGGCAGCTTCAGACGCACAGCACGCTAACTGCGCTGACTGCCCACAGAATATCAAAGGTTCTGGTGACAATGGTGGGCGTGCCTGTCGCTACCAACGGCGTATATCTTTACTCGTAGAGGGGGATACAACTGGGGATATATACCAATTTAATATCCCTGCTAAGTCTTTGTTTGGCAAAGGCACAGGCCACACGCATCCCTTTGAAAGCTACCTTACGTACTTGGCTGCCAATGGGGAAGATCTAGACAACGTGGTTACCAAAATCCGTTACGATGACAACGCGGACACTATGGAGCTTCTGTTCACCCCTCTACGCCACATCAATGACGCGGAGTATGCCTTGGTGCAGGAGTGCCAGCTCAAACCTGATGCCCAACGCTACACAAAAATAACGGTAGCCCAGGCAGACCAAGTAACCAAGCTCCCCTTCCTTGATGAGCCGGTAGTAGACGCTTCCCCTACCCCTCCCCCCGCTGCGGTTATTCGTGTGGATGAGCCTGATGATCCTATTGAAGAACCTATTGAAGAACCTGTTGTACGCAAGGTCACTAAAGATCCAAAACCCATTAAAGATGATATTGCCGATGTCTTAAGCGCATGGGCAGACGACGAGTAATCTATGAGCTATGGATACAGTGCTAGGTTAATTAACACCAATAAAAAAGCTGACCATAAAATGTTGGGAGTAAAGCTAGGTAGAGTGTGTGTAAAGCAAAACATACCCGTAGCTAAAGTATCCCAACATTTTGGAGTTAGTAGGCAGACCGTATACAACTGGTTTTGTGGGGTCAATGCGCCCCATACGACTTGCACAGATGCGATCAAGGTCTTTATAAGGTCTTTTAAACCCAGTAAGTAGCCTAACCTTTTTTAAAATCCGAGGACACTTGGGGGCATCGTTCCCCCTGAATAAAGCCAATGACTGATTTTGACCTCTTAAAAACCGTGCAGCCAGAAGAAGGTTACTTCTGCATACTAGGTATTAAAGGCAAAAGTGTTTTACAGAAATTTGTAGCTACAAGGCAAGAGGCCGATGCAGTAACTAATGATTTCGTACAGCAAAAACGCAATGTATTTTTTGCCGTTAGCAAGTATCAAGCAGATGACACCCGCACCAAGGGCAATGTTAAAGCCCTCAAAGCCTTTTGGTTAGACATCGATTGTGGTGTAGCCAAGGCCGAACCTAACGCCAAAACAGGCATACCTGATGGGTACATAGATCAATCCGCAGCGGGCAAAGCACTACATAGTTTTTGCACTCTTGTTGGGCTACCTAAACCCATAATAGTTAACTCTGGTAGGGGGCTACACGTTTACTGGGCACTTACCGAGGAGATTACACGAGAAGTCTGGGAGCCTGTTGCTGCTAGACTACAGCAGCTTTGCAACACGCATAAATTCTATGTAGACAACGCCGTGTTTGAAGTTGCCCGCATCCTTCGTATTCCAGGCACGTATAACTTTAAGGGGGATACCCCTGCTTTAGTAAGCGTTATTAACGAAGCCCCCTCTGTAGACTTCCAAGCATTCTCTCAATTGCTGGGTGTGCAAGAGCCCCTAGCAAATGCCCCTCCTAAAAGGGTTAGCAGGCTTGGCAAGTACCTAGCGACTGCCGCAAATAGTACAACTAGGTTTAGTAAGATAATGACTAGGAGTGCTAAGGGGGAGGGGTGTGCACAGCTACTAGATTGCTACACTAATCAAGAAACCTTAGCAGA